CAACCTAAATGCAGCGTCTAAATCCCTTGGGTCTTTCAAGTTATATTTATGACTTGAAGCCGAACCTCCTACTATTGGATAAATCGCTTTGAACTTTGTCCAAATTGAATAACCTTTCAAGTCAGTTACCAAAGTATTAATGGCTCCTTGTTGCGTAGGGTCTGTTATTCCAGCCGCTGTTATAAATGCTTGAGCGTCTGGGTCAAACCCACCGCTACTTCTTGCTAATATTCCTGTTGTTGCTAAGAACATACTGTTTCCGTATCCATACATGACTAACCTAAAACTAATGCAACACTACCCGAAGTTAAATCTACACCGCTAAATTGTAAATCCGAAGTTGGAGTTATAATTGCTCCCGCTTTAACGGCAGTTGCAGGTGTTCCGATATAATTCGCCTTTACGTCCGTTCCCGCTATTTTAATAGCGTTAAATACCGTATCTTCTAATACAACAATGGCATCGATAACCGCTGTTTTTTCCGTCGTGTTGTTTAGAATAAATGTTCCATTGTTGGCTACTAATTCGCCCATTAAATTTGTACTCATTTTTATTTGTTTTAAGTTGTTATATCTCCAGCTAAATACCATTCATTTGTTCCGCGTTTTACTAAGGTAGCCATTGCGTACTGAGCAGCTGTTTTCGTCTTTCCACCACTTGAACGTAAAGTAACACCAGTGTCAGGTGTAATAGTAACTTGACCTGCTCCATATTGACTAATCAAAATTTGTGTTCCTATTGGAAAAGTTACCACAGCATTTGTAGGTATTGTTATTGTTCTCGCACTCGCGTTGTTTACTTCGATTAATTTATAGTTATCACTTAAAGCTAAAGTGTAATTAACAGTCTGAGTGTTTATAGTGACTTCCGTTGGTGCTTTTGCGTTAAACGTAGTCCAATCAGTTGTACTTAACGCACCTCTATTTGTAGCCGAAGCCGTTGGTAAATTAAACGTATGTGTCGAACCACTTGAGCTTATTCCAAAATCAGTCCCACTTGTCCCAGTTGCAAAGTTTTGAACTTGGTCTGTTAAACCATTTAATGCTGTTAAACCCGTTGTAAACGTTGTAATGACTTGGCAAAGGTGGTTATCTTCTGTGTGTAATGTTATTGTTCGCCCTGCTGTAGTTACGTAAACTCGAATAGCTAATCTATCCGTTGCTACTAAAATAGTTTCAGGAACACTTAAAGCTGTGAAATAAGCATCTATTGTAGTTCCATTCGTGATACCTTCGGGGTTACCTGAATTCGAAGCCAATAGCGTAAATGTAGTTCCATTGTATTTATAAAGTTCTACATAAAACGAGGGTGAACTTCCGCCACTTGAAGCTGAAAAATAAAACTCTAAATTCCAATTACCTCCAGGTATCTTTAATAAATTTGGGTCATTTGCATCCGTTAAGAATGAAGCGATGTAACCATTACCCGCGCCATTTGTACGAATGAAATCAGTTCCCGTTCCTAATATCGGAGTTTTATTCATTTCATAATAAGTAACACCGCCTATTGTACCTTGATTAACTGAGCCATTTAAATAATAACTTGTTGAAGCGCCGCCACCTGAAACAGAAGGAAAATTAGCCAATGAACCATCACCTCTTACATATTGAGAAACAACCCCAGCACCCGTAACCGCTAATGTTCCACTTGTTGTTATTGGATTTCCACTAACTGAAAATGCTGAAGGCATAGTTAAATCTACACTTGTAACCGTTCCGCTTGTTAAATCGCTTGTTGTTGCTATTGTATAACTACCGGTTGCCTTATTAGGAAACTCGAGAATAACACTTGGATTTGTTACGTTCGTGTTTTTTAATGAACTTTCTTCAGCTCCCGTTTTTAATAATAATGTTCCCGTGTTTTCAATCGTTGCGTGTGTATCTGCCGCTATATTTTCAGTGGTTACATTTAAAGCATTTACGGCGCTATATTCATTAACTCCAATTGTTACCGATATGCTGTTTGTAGTTGTGTTTCCGTTATCAGTAACAAGTTGTAAATCCAAAGCTCCACCACTTGCAGCGTTAATTATTTCAAGTCCTGTAATGGATTTCGTTTGATAAGAACCACTAACTAATTCACTAATTTCGATTAGGTCGGTAGCTTCGAGGTCAGCACCCTTAGGTGTCATTTGACTAATCTTTTGTCTTTCTCGGTATGCCATGACTATATTATTTTTATTCGTGTTTATGTTTAGAACGAAAAGTAAGAATCGTCGGTGTAATATTCTTGGCGTATATTGGTCACAGCGTATCGAATCGCATCCATAGCATCGTCAAATAGTTTAACCGGTTCGTCCGTGATTATGTCACCTACTTTTTTCCATTTGTAATTATCGTATTCCTTTTTGATTTCTTTGTTATCCTCGCAAAATACACCAAAGGTTTTAATGTTATCAATTCCTTTTTTAACTACCTTATTTGCGTTTTGAACATCAAACCCGGCGTTGTTCATTTCGGCGATTATTTCAGGTCGCGAGTAATCCGCTAAAATGGTTACGTGTTTTTCGATATTTAAACTTAGCATTTTGTCGATTAGGTTTGTCGTAGTTAGGTAGCTTTCATAAATTACCTTTTCAATAAAAATATCGTTATCGCACCAATAAACCCGAACTAATGCCGTGGGGTGATTGTATCCAAAATCCAAACCATAAACAAAATTCACAAACTTTGAGGGGCGGTGATTTAAGAAAGTCCAATTCGAGTAAATATTACTTTTACTAATTGCCTTTTCACCAAGTGCATAGATTTGATATAACGCCTCATCGGTTCGTTTTAAATCCTCGATTTGTTTTTTAATGCTATCCGGTAAAAATGGATTATCGCGATACGTTGATTTAATTAAAATGGATTCGTGTTTCGGTAGTTCATATAACCAACTTGAAGATTCCGAGGGGTTGTAATCAAATATCAGTTTGAATTCGGTTCGCATATTTAGTTGGGTGAAATCGTCGTAATACAATTCGTTGGCTTCATTACACCAAGCAACATCCCTTTTGCGCCCTCGTATCTTTTGTTCATCGTCAACCGAAAAGAATTCCACTATTGAACCATTTTCAAACGTGTAAATATGTTCGGATTTATTATGTCGTTCCTGTGAATAGATATCCAAGTCTTTTAAGATTTCGAAGAAGTCACGCATTACCGTAGCCCGTAACGCCGGAAAAGTCTTTCGAATTATACTAACTACCTTATGATTGTTTTGTAAAGCGTAAACGATTAGCAACTGACAAAGCGAATAAGTTTTACTTGAACGTGAACCACCCTCATTAATAACAAAACGCACCCCGTTATTTTGGAGCGCGTCAAAGTTCTTTTGGAATATGTTAGTCGCCTTTATTTGCATTGACTATTGTTATTGTAATATCACGCATTGTTTCACCGTTTGTTGTATGGTCGATTGATTCTTTTGGCTTACCTACTGCCCGGCTTAATAAAGTTTCAATTGAATATAAAGAACCTTTTTCAAGTGACTTTCTTAATGCGTTTGCAATCGTCTTTTCGAGTATCGTTGCTTTTGAATTTTGCCAAACGTCTTTTAATTCATCGAGGTTCATCGAAATCATTACAAGGATGCAATCGTTAATTTCTGAATTTTTATATCCGTGTTCCTTTAATGCTGTAATATATTTTCGAGGTCTTCCGTTAGGGTTTCCGCTTTCGCCTTTTTCAAACTTTTTTAAGTTTTCTAATTTGTCTGCCATAATCTCTGTTATTTCACTGTTATATTATCTAACCATTGAATTTTAATCTGATTTGCTATCTGTGCGGTCATTACAGGTGGAACACTCATTCCAATTAAATATTTAGGTTCTATTGATTTGAAATTATAATCAAGTGGGTATGTGCCTATTTGAAAAACTTCGTATTTTGTTGTTTTTCGTGGAATATCAAATAAAACATTATTGTCTCCACCTGTTACAGTATTACAAACCTTGTCTTTGTAAAGTAATTTTGTTGTGAATGAATTTTGTTTATTTCCTAATCTTAAATTGATTACTCCAAAATCGCCATCACCATAAATTTTATTATTCCATAAAAATTGCTCGTTTTTTGTTAAATCATTATATTCAATATTTTCAAATACATTTCCAAATGGTATTGCCTTTTCATTAAATTCAAGTTTCAATTTAGGTAAATTAAATTCTTTTTTGTGTCCAATAAAAAATACTCGTTCGCGTTTTTGAGGCACGCCCATTGATGCAGCATTTAAACAAAATACTTGTACATTATAACCTGCATTATTCATTTTTTTAACAATATTCTTTGAATATACTTTCGCGTTTCCCTGAATAATTCCTTTTACATTTTCTAATAAAAATACTTTTGGCTGTAATTTTATAATTGTATCGCAATAAACAAAAACTAAATCGTCCAAAGATTGCTTTGTTTGTCCTTCCCTAAATACTTTTTCCTTTCCCCATGCTTTTTCCCTACTTCCAGCCATTGAAAAAGTTGAGCAAGGTGGCGAACCGTCTAAAATATCAAGATTGTATAATTCAGTAGGTAAATTTTCAAGTTTATTAAATTCTCGAATATCTAATCTATAAAGGTGTTTCGGATTATGGTTTGTTTTGTAAATGTCTGCAATCGGTGGGTCTATTTCAACGCCGCCCAAATGATTAAACCCTGCTAATTTATAACCCATTGTTGAACCGCCGCCACAAATAAAAGTTCCAAAAACATTATAATCATTTTTTTGAATGTTTGCGCTTGGATATCCATCAGCTAAATTCCATTTGTACGGAAATAAGTGTTTATTCATTACCTAATAATTTATAAACCGCTTGTTCAGGTGTTGCTGCAATTTTACTTAATTGTTCACGTACTAAATTATAATCGTCTTCACTGTATTTTAATTTAATTATCATTTCATTATCGTATAAATCAACGTCAATTTCTTGGTTCTTTCCTGAATAATCTACTTCATTAGTTTCATAGTTAGGAATATTTAAACCCCAATCTTCTAACTTTTCAACGTCCCATTCATTTGCTAAACTATCCCAGTCCCATTCTCCAAACCCTACGTTGTCTTTAATTAGGAATTCGTTTTTTTGTTCTTCAGTCCATTCGTCAGCTACTATAATCGGTATTTCTTTTATCCCTACTTCTTTACACGCTTTTAAACGCATATTACCACCCAATACAACGTATTTGTTATCTACGTCAGTAAAAACAATTAGAGGTCGTTTATTTAGCATATCAGGAAACTCCTGAATTGACTTGACTAACTTTCTAAATTTGTCATCTTTTATTTGCCTTGGGTTCTTCGGGTTTGGTTTAACCTCGTTTATGTTTACTAACTTCATTTAATTAGGGTTATAAGTGTATGTATTGTATTCGTGTTTTGTTACGGGGTGAACTTCCATATCGTAAAGCCTGTAATCTATAAAAACAGCGTAGTTTATTTCCGTTACTTTCATTATTAATCTTAGCGCGTTCCATTCTGATTTATGCTTTGATGGGTTCATAAATACGATGTAATAATCACTTGTTAAATAAAGACTCATTCACTTTTTTTTCTTCGTCTTTTCGGTTTTTCTTCCGTTGGTTCTTGTTCTATTCCTGTGTAACTTATCGCTTCAGGCTCAAATAAGTAACCAAGTCCCACTGATTGATAATAAGTAAATTGCTTAGGGTCTAAATTATTTACAATGATTCGTTTTTCTCCGAGGATTGAATCGTATTTTATTATCGTTTTCCCTTTGTATTCTTCTTTAATTTTCATATTCAAGTTTTATTTTACGTAAATCTTCTTTAATTTCTTTAATCCAGTAGTGAGCGGTTGTATAGGGTAAATCAAAATAACTACCCATCGCCCGTGCTGTTATATATCCTTTGTCGTAATACGCTTCAAATATAATTAACTTTATTTTATCGTTAATCGTGTTTCTGTAAATTTCAATACATGATTTTTCAAGTTGGTATTTTTGTTCCTGTGCTATTTTAAATATTAAATCTGAATCGTCGTTTGTTTCGTTTGAATGACTTTCTAAAGCGGTTACAAGGTCGTCTTTATTGCTTTGTGATGTATTCCATAGGATTTGTTTTTTAATGGTGTTTAAAAGGTAACTTTTAATTTCGTTTTCCGTGTTTATATTTGGGTTCAACTTAACTAAATATAGATAGGAATTGTTTATAACAGTATCCGCACTTATGGCGCTACTCATTCGAACCAAGAAATAATTAGTGTATTTTCTGATTTCGTTGTAATTCGTGTTTATGTATTTATCAAGAATTGTTTTCAAACCACTGCATGAAATCTTTGAACCACACGCGCCGCCTGACATTTGAACAAAAACACTCTCCATCCTTTTTACTTGTTTTTAATTCTTTAATTTTTTTGAGTTTGTTTAAACTGACTTTCGAATACTTAACAACATCCTGTGATGCCGCTATTTCTTTTATTACTTGGATGTCAACTTGTTCAAACATAATTCTAAAGAATAAGCAATTAAAGCCGCCAAACACGACATGAAAAAACTACCGGTGTAAATTAAAGTTGTCCAAAACGACCAACACTTCCAGCAACCTAAACTCGAATGAATGTAATCTGAAAGATGCGAAATATTAATCTGTTTAAATATAAAATCAAAAAGCAGCTGCAAGGGTTCGAAATTAACAAACCACCAAGCAACTGCAATTATAAATATTAACTCCATGCCTAAAATTTTAGGCTAAGTTATACAATTTTCTTTTATAGTTCAAAAGTCTACCAAGTGCAATTGAACAAATATCTAACTTGTAAACGTATTTCACCGCTAATTCGTCTAACATTCCTTTTTTAAGCTGAATAATAAAATCCGAGTGCATTCTCATTCTAACTTGCATTCCTTGAATCATATCGTTAATAGCTTCAATCTTTTCGTTTAGTTCGTCTTTATTTATTTGGTAACCTTTTCCGTTACATGACATACAGCTAAAATCCATTTCTTTTTGTTCATAAGGGATATGAGTATCGTTTAAATCAATAGTTACATATCCGTTACCGTCACACTCCGAGCAATTCATTAATAAATTTTTCATAATTGTTTTGTTTAATTGTTTCTACAAATATACTAATTAATATAACACTACAAATAAAAAAGCGGAATTTTTTACGTTCCGCCTTAAATTTATTTACTAAAAAATAACCCGAGCTTTTCAATTGACCTACTCGAAAGGCTTTTACCACTCATGAACTTATGTAAATTAGGCTGCCTAACTTCAACTAATTTAGAAAACGCATTTAGACTTAATTCGTGTTTTTGTAAGTGCTGCCGAACCATTAAACGAGTAATCTCATTCGCTTTGCTTAATACTTTTGCTTGGTCTTTCATAAATTAAAAAGGTAAATCATTTTTTTCACCTTGCGGTTGTTCAGCAGGTTTAAAGTCATTCACGAAAATTTTAAAGTCAGGTTGTTTTTCTTCTTTTTTGTAGCTATTAACCCACATTGAGTATTTGACTTCGTTAATTGTAAAGTTAATTACTTCACCTTTTGCCGTTTGCTTTTTCCATGCTCCCGTGCTCCATTTTTTATCTTCCATTTTTATTTATTTATTTTATCATTAATTACTTCTTTTTTACCAAATTTAGCCACTTCAATAACTGTTGGTATTTTATAACCATATTCAAAAAATTCATCAAGTTCTTTAAATCCATTGTTGTAAGTTGCTCTAAAGTAAGAAGTTCCACTATCAGTAATTTCAGTAATTACTTTTTTTAATATCCAATCATTCATTTTAAATATATTTTATTGGTTTAATACTTTGAAGCCATATCTTTAAGACTTCAATTTTACTCTTTGTGCTTGTTTTACTCATCTTTTTTCTGCATATAAACGGACAAACCTTTCTTGACTGCAGCAAAATTCTGTTATCGTGTTTGATTCAATTTGTCGTAATGTTTCGTACCACATCATGTTTCTTTTCATGTCTTTAATTTGCACGATTTGGTCGGGGCGTGTCGTATTGTAATACTTAGCCATAATTTTCAATTGTTCTGTTTTCATTTTACTTTTAGTTTAAAGGTTAATTAATAAATCGTTGTAATATTCTCTACATTCTTCAATGCGTTGTTTAATCTTTTCAATTACTTCTTCGTCTTTTGCTATTTTAAAGACTTTTACGCGCTTTTCTTTTGGGATATGGTCATAGTTATGCTTCGCTTGAACAAAATCCCTTACGTCCAAACTTTCGTCAATCAATCCTTGTTTCCAATGTTCACGCCTTACTTCATCTTCAACTATCTGAAAAGGCGTATTTACAAGGCAATAGCATAAAAGAGATTCCGTCTTTCCAGTTAGCCACATATAACCCTGTAATTGGTAGTAATAATCTTTGTTTGGTATTTCAGTTTCAAAGAACGGGAATGTTGTAGCGTCCCAACTTGTTTTTACGTCCAAAAGAATTTCATTCGTGTTTACGTCTGGCGTTCCCGTTATCCATTCGTTATTAAAATTCTCTTCATTTTTAAAGATAAACCCTAAGTTCAAAACATCGTTAACAAGTTCTATTGCTTCGTTTTCGCATTCGTTACCTTTGTCCGTGTATCGACTCCAGAACTCTTTTCGGATTCCGTAAGTGTTTTCGATTGCAAGTTCCTGAATGTAGGTTTTGCAAGTCTTAGATAAAACCTCACCTTTTGTTTTAGATGAGGTCATTATTTTACCTAATTGTGATGCTCGGATTTTCATATTAGTAACAATGCTTTTTGTTGTACTTCATTTAATTCGAACTTCGCTTGTAGTTCTTCAGCTGTAAATTCATTGTTTCTAATTGCTTCAATAGCTTTTAAAAATCTTTCACCTTCAATCTTAGGTTTCTTTTCCGTGTTTACGGCTTTTACTTGTTCACCTCCAGCGTCTGTGTCTTTGTCAGTTACGATTCCTAAAATAGAACTCAAAGCGTAACGTCTTAAATAAGTAATTGCCGAACCAAGCACCTGAAAATCATTCATTCCTTTTAATTGTACACCTTGCGGAATATCTGTTTTGCTTTCGATACTTTCTCCACTTTCAAAGTGAAATAATACGGTTACTATTTGCTGACCGTTAATTAACTGCGTGAATCCTAATGCGTTTTTTTGTAATAACGGGTTAATTACTTCAAAGATTTTCGGAAGGTCTGCATACGAATATCCGTAGCCTTGCGTTCCTTTGTGAATTACCGGCACTTCCTGTTGAAAGTCTGCCAATGCTTTAAATAAATGTTTCATAAAATATAATTTAATTGTTTAACGTGTACAAATATACTAATTAATATAACATAAAAGCGAAAAAATAAAATAATTTATAAAAATTTTCTCAATCCGTTGGCACATCGCTCTATGCTGTTTGCTCTTTCGTAAAGGCTTTGAATTTGGTTTTGTATAGTTTCCTTACAATCGCTTGTAAAATAGCCGTGTGACGTAGCTATAAGCGGAATAATGCTGTTTGTCCGAATATAGTTAACCATTTTTCTAAGTCGGGGTTGCGTCATTCGTGTTTTAAATCCCCTACCTACTAAATATTCGTTTAATCGAGTAACTATTAATTCAGCTTTTATCGGTGAATCCTTTTTATAGTTTCGAAATCCGTGAACTACAATAGGTAAAATTTCCATTTCTTCGCTTGTAAGTTCGTGCGTGTGTTCTTCAAAGTTTGTAACTGACATAATTTAAAATTTAATTGTTTCTCAAAATTAACTATTCTTTTTAATATAGGTCTATTTCTTTTATTTTATTTTTATATTCTTTAATCAATTGTTGTAGTTCGTCTTTTGTGAATTTCCGTGTTTCCTTACTTTCAGCTTCTAAAATGTTAAATCTTTGTTCACCTATCTTTAAAATAAGGCGTGTTCTATACTCCAAAAGATTCCCAGAGAGAAATTGGTTACACGTAATGCAAGAGCTATGAACGTTATCTTCATTAAATCGAACGTTGTAATGGTTGTTTGCATTCCAAAAGTGCGAAGCGTTTACACGTCCCGTTATTGGTTTATCGCAACTTATACAAGGTAGCCCCTTATCACGTAGATTTATCCACTTATTAAACACTTGTTGGGTTAATTTAAGGTAGTCACTCAAAGTCATTAAATCCAGCTTTGCTTTTGCTTTTGTTTTTTGCCACGTTTTTTGTTTTACATCAGCTACAAAAACACGTAAACATTCTTCTTTTAAGCAATATTTTTGCAGAAAGGTTTTAGGTTCAAATTTCTCTTTGCAGTTTTTACACCTCATAATCAAATATTGAAGTTTGGTTTAAATTCGTCTTTTTGTAGATATTTAACGCTGTTTCAAGTATTGTTTTACCAGCTACATAATCAACTAAATTTTTTGCCATTTTATCTTTTCTTTGTTCGCCTTTATATGTACTTAAATCAATTTCGTGAAATTCTGAAAATCTTTTTATTTCGTTTTTACCATCCATAGGAATGTGCCTTTTACTTAATTCATTCGGTAAATTAAAATTAGTCCAATATAAATGCCTTCCGCGTTTTTGTGCGGTTATTAATGGTTCATAATATGGTATCACATTTTCAACTACAAATTTCCCATTAAAATAATATTGTAAAAAAATAATTTCTTGATATAAATTCATGTTAGGGTAATTATTTATATAATTTTCTTTGGTTTTATTTGACATCGCTAAACGACTATGAGTAGGACAGGGCGGTGAACTCCAAATAAAATCAAACTCTTTGTAATGGTCTAACAAATATTGATGAGCGTCTGCTACTATTACTTCGTCTTTTGGAAACCTCTCTTTGTATAAACGTGCTGCTTCGGGGTCAAGTTCAACGGCCGTAATTTCTAAGTTGTCTGCTATCTCGTCCCACTTGTAACGGTTGCCACCTAAACACGCATATAAATTTAAAATTCTATATTTCATAATTCAATATTTTTAAAATTTAATTGTGTTTGTAAATCTTTGTTTTTAAACTTTTCCTCCATTAATAGCTTTTCAAGTCTAAAGTTTTGTTGAAGTGCTGCTCTTAGTTCTTTCTCGATTGCATCGTAACTAATTTTAACTTGTTGTAAGTCTGCTAAACTACGCTCCATTGAGTTTATTAAATCAGTTCTTTGTCCGTGTTTCTCTTTTATTTCTTCAAGGCTAATTTTAATTTTTAGATAGGTAGTATCTAAATTTACTTTTCCTGTTATAATAGTTAGTTCGTCCATAATTAAAAAGGTGTTTGTTGATTCATTTTTTCGCTAAACGAAAGTAATTCTTTTCCGTTTACTATGTCAGGTTTTGAAGTTGGAAAACTATTTGATATTGGTTTCGTGTTTTCAGATTTATTTCTTTGTGCGTAAATTCTCCTACCAAAAGCGTCAATCATATAATATTGATATTTAGAAACGTCTAAAAACATTTTGTAAGTTCCTGAAAGTCCAATTCCTTTTGGTTTGCTTTTCGCTAATTTTAAATGTACTTCATTCTTTTCATATACATTGCCGTCACCGTCACTCAAACCCGTTGGCGGTCTCCAAGGTATTAAAACGGCTAATCCTTTACGGAACCAAACTTGACCACCTGCAAAGTCCCGAGCTGTTGGCATAGGATAAAAAGTGTTTCCGTCTTTTGTTATCGGTGCTTGGTCACGAACGTGGTTAATTATGCAATTATGTCGATTCGTTTTTCGTGCATTTCTTCGTGCCATTCCTAAAATTCGGCTAAGGTATTTATCTTCGCGTCCTAAGTCTGACATAATATAATTTTCAGTTAGTTCATTCCACGGGTCTATTGTTGTCGTGTGTATAGTCATTTCGTTTTTACGTTCAATCTCATCTACCATTGTATAAAATTGTTCAAGTGTTAAATCCTCATCAATTGGGTCAATTACAATAAAGTGTTTATCAATAAACATTTCAGCTTGTATTTGTTCCGATTGGGTCATTGTGTTTTCACTTTTGTAGTAAGGTTTTCCGATATACTTATAACAAAGTTCTGCGTAAATTTCTGCTGCGCTTCCCGTTTCAGGTGAAAAAATAACGTGATTCCAATTGTGTAAACACGAAAGGTTAATTAAAAACTCAAACCATAATTCAGTTTTCCCACTTGCGGGGGCTGCTCCTATATAAGTCGTGCAACCCTCTTTAATTGTGTAAGGTAATAACTCCCAGTCCCAACCGATTGATTTTCCTTTAATGTTTAATTCGTTTCGTATTGAAAATAGTTCAGTAGATACGTCCTTTAGTCTTTTATACATTATTCGTGAATTATGTTTGGTTTATAAAAATTAGTTTCGTCTTTGCGTAAATAAGGAATAGTGTTTAATAACGTACTTTTCCAATTTACAATTTTACGTGTTTTATTATTTAGTGTAACACTCCAGTCGTTTACTATCCAAGATTCATATTTTAATTTAACATCTTCTCGGTTAATTGTTGAAGCCTTTTCAATTGCATAAGCTAAAAATTCAGATAACTCAGGTATATAGTTGTTCTTTGTTTCTTGTTTATCTATACTACTAATGCTTTCACCTTGCTTTGTCGTGTGCTTTATCAATGCTTTATCAAGTGCATTATCAAGTGCTTTATCAAAATTTGATAGGGCGACTATGTTACTTGAATACTGATTTTTGCTTTTTTCAATTAATTTTATAAACTCAAACTCAACTAAATCATTCAGCGTATTTATATAAGTGTTATAGCTTCTTATTCCAATTGCTTCTTTTGCCATTGTTGTTGGTAGTCCGAATTTCTCTTTCCATCCTAAACGATTACAGTGTTCTATTATAAAAAAATAAAGTGCCGTATGGTTTGGATTGATTCGCTCAGGATTCTCAAAGCTCCAGTCAAACCATTTTCTGCTTAATTCATATCCGTTCATTATAACAAAATTTTAATAAGTAAGGCAGTATTTTTTCAACGTCTTCTTTATTTAAACCAACTCCACCTATATCTTTTCCGTCTTTATAAATTTGAAATAACATTGTAGTTCCGTCAGAAACCAATAAACTTTCTCCATTTTCGGGGCTTAATTTGCAATCAAATTTTAACCAATCTTCCATAACTTTAAATTTTTAGTAAATAAAAAAACCCCTTAAATCCTTTGGGGCTTCACGTCCAAATTCATTAAGAGGTTCAATAACGTCTTTCGGTTTTATAGTGTGAAGCCAAACCGTATACAAATATAACAATTATTTTTTAATCTGATTCAAAATTCTTAAAATAATTATTTGATATATTAACTTTAATTTTCCACCGCTTTATTTTACGATAGTCTATCTTTTGTTTTGGGTTGTATATTATAAACATTACAATTTTTCTATTTCGTCTTTTACTTTGTTTAAATAGTCATCAAACAAGCTACCCTCATTAACAAAAAATAAACTCTCATGAAAGAACTTAATTTGTTCAAGTGAAATCAACGCACTTTTTTTAGCTATAATAGTACAAAGTATTTCATTACCACATTCAGTATCTTCATTCATTAACATAGCTCTGTAAACGTCAACTAATTCATTTGCTTTATCTTTTGGGTTCATAGCTTTTCAATTTCGGTTACTACTTCTTTCCAGAACTTAATTCTTTTCAGGTCTAAAGTTTCCATTACTAAACGATGTGCTAAATAAATAGCAAGGTCTTTCGCCTTTTTGTAGTCCCGTATTTCAAATTCATAAGAGAAATGCTGAACTAAGTAATACGCTTCGTCTTGTGGTGTCATATATAAGATTTTACTAAAATTACGTTTTCTTCTATTTTAAAACTACGCTTTTTTTTGTATTCCTGTTTAAAATGTAAATATCGGTTATTATATGAGGTATCTTTTACTACATCTTCAAAGAATTCTTTGCCTTGCGTTAATTCGTGTTTCAATTTATTCAGTATTATTTCTAAACTATCCGAGTTTGTGTAATCAAATTGGACGGTAACTTGTTTTGATTTCATCTTATTCTGATTTAAAGGTTTCATTGTAAAATTCAATATTGCTTACGTATGGGTTATTTATTTCAGCTTCCGCACCTTTGACATAGAAATAACATAAATGCTCCTTCTCCATTTTTTCAGCTTTATCCCAACATTCAGTATTGTGTTTAAAATGTTCTTCTGACCAAGGTTCTGAGATTAGGTTATCTACCAACCACTCTACTGCTGTCTGTTTCATCTTATTTAAATATTTGAGTCCATGTTTTATCGTTGTCATTCCATCGTAAAATCCGCGCTTTTGCCCTACAAACATTCATGTAGTGCGCGATATTCATTTTACCCGTGTTTTTTTCTTTTTGGTCTTCCCAATAATTAATTATTTCTAATAAAGTGTAACACTTATTTGTAGGCGTTCTCATCGCATATAAATTAAAAGTGAATACAATGCACCAATCGTTATAATAAGTAGCGGGAAAAAGCCTAAAAAGCACTTTAAAATGTCTTTATGCTCATCTGTTCTCGGTGTGACTTGGTCTAATAAGTCAAAAAAGTAATTTTTCATAGTTTAGTATTTAATTGTTTCAACAAATATACGTTATTCTTTTTAATATAGTTACAATTATTTTAATTTATTTTTCCTGAAACTAAAAAACCCCTACCGAAGCAAGGGTTTAATAAAACAATTAATCTAAAATTATGAAATTATGCAGTACAAATATACTACTTTAATCTTTTGGAAATGTATCTTCCTAAAATTTTTCCCACCAAACCACAAAACGGTTTATCCGTATCGACTTTCACCTCGATTTTGTCATCCGTTTTTGTAACTTCGATATCCAGGTTCTTAGTATCTAATTTCACTTCGCTTATTGTTTCGTCTCTGTGAATTTCTAATGATGCATCGTTCACCTGAATTTCAACATCAATCTTTTTTTTCTTTGCCATTTTATTTTTCGTTTGTTGTTATTACTCCTTTTGGTTCTAATTTAATTACCCGAACATTTGCCGGTTGCGCTATTTTCCACGCCGTTCTTCGAGCCTGATTCAATCGTGTTTTTGCAATTCTTGAAACGCTAACCATGTTATTTTGATTACCGCCTAATACGTGGTAGTGTGTAATATCCTCCCCTACATATAACCCAACGTGACCGCCGCCATTCCGAGTAAAAGTTAATACATCGCCTAACATAGGTGTTTCAACCTTTGTGCCGTACTTATTCCAGTTCAACGCCCATAATGGGTTTTTAACTACGTCTAACTTTTGAGCGTGACAACAATATGCAATGTATAAACCGCACCAAGGGATTTCGTCGTTTGTATAAACATCCTCCAAATCCAAAGACTGCGCCCACCCTATTATAGTTTCACTATGGTAACGTCCGATAATTTCTTTTATTCCAATATGTTTAACCGCTTCGACCAATATTTTTGGTGCTGTTTCATGTTTTAACCAATCGTAACTCATAAGCTATCGTTTAGTTCGTCTTTTGGAATTATAGCTACAAACGAATTATCTTCAATTAAGTTTTTAGATACTTGCCCGTCCTTACCATAACACTCATATAAACGCATTTTTAATTCTTGCACCTCGGTATGTGTATACCATAACCACATCGCTAAAACCCCAACCGCGCCGTTCTTTTTAATAGCCGCTACAAATTCATTCATAATATTAAAATTTGATTGTTATATCCATTACCGTTTTCACCGTTACACGTTCCCGTGTGACACCCTGAACATCCAAGGCAATCAATCATTGGACGTAAATCCGTATCGCGGTTTTCATGTGAAATAAATTCAGCGTAAAGTAATCTATTTTTTACTAAGTATCTTATTAATCGTGTTTCAAAGAATGAAGCCTTTTGTGCATAGTGTTCCATACCAAAAGCAACCTCGCGTTGACTTACCGAACTTGAAAAATCTCCGCTTTGAACTTGCAAACCTTTGTTTTTAAGTTGGTATGTTAAACCGAAAACAGCATCTTCAGCACTTCGCCAAGCTATAACGGGTTGAATGAATTTAATTAGTGTTTCTTCATCGTTTGTTGCCGTTTGGTCGTTATAAACAGTAAGCATATAATTAAAAAAAGTAGTTCCTAAAATTGGCATTACCCTTAATTGTGCCTGTGTTGCGATATAAGGCGTTACATCCGTTACATCGACATTCGCCGTTATCGGTGTGTTTGTTTTTAAATAATTTTCAGTTATAAAATATAACATTATATAGTAGTTTCAGGTTTAACAATAGGAACTATATCGCCATCTTCAACCGGTGGCAACGCTGCTAATGCTCGGATTTCGTTTGGTGTCATGGCGTTTAATACTTTTGTAGCTACCAAAGGACTCATCGCGTTTAGTGAATCGCTTGTTTTTGACGCGCTTTCTTCAACCTCAACAATGGTTTCGTTAATGATTTGAAAATTATTTATTTTAAGCGTTCCGTTAACCTTTGCAATATGCAACAATTCATTAAATATATCTTCAACAATTTCTCGTAATGGTTTAACTACGTTTTTCTCGAATATAACATACGCTTGTTTGATATCCGCACCGCCACCAAGTGAACCCGTAGTTCGAACACCCATTAAAATAGGGTCAATTGTGTGTGAAAAACAAATTTGTTCCGTGTTTAGGTTCGATGCTTCTTGGAATAACTTATCGTTTGAGTTCGTAGGTAAACTTTCTATTTTCGGCATTTGTTCGGCACTATTCGCAAAGAATGCAACCGCCTTACCGGCGTTTTCAGCGCCTTTAAGTTTATCAATGGTGCGTCTTATCATGTTCTTTTCTTCTTCGCTTTGTGGGCGCTTAGGGAACATCATGGCAAAAGACGGAAAAACAGCGTTTTGAATATTTGATTTTGCTAAATAACTAAGTTCACCACTTAGAAAAGCAAAGTTTAACGCACTTGAATATTGCGGTAATGGGTAATAATCTTGTCCAATACACGGCAATTCGTAAATAAATAGTTGTTCGTAATCTTTATTTAATGGGTGGTAAGGTTTGATTTCAATAACATCTATTCGCGAAGACCAATCCTCACAAATAAAATACATTTTACCATCCTGTGAACGTCTTAACTTTTCAGGTGAAAGGTTATCGATTTTAGAAATTTTACCCTTTTCAGAAAAACACAATTTAAAATAAACTCGGTTATGAATAACAAGCTGTTTTGTTACAACTGAAGCCATTTTTTTCAACTTCAATTTAGATTCAAAAGCGTATAATTCAAGTTTTTGTTCGTTGCTTAGTTTATCAATTATAATATTAAACCCACCACCGATAACCGCATTTGTTTTATAGTCTACAATTGCACCGTGTAAAGGTGAACTGTAATACATTTGGTTTAAAACTTCAGGATATAAGTTATCCGAACCGAAAGGAATGTATCCGGATACTTGGTAACGACCATTTACATAAGGTAATGCAAGATTTCCACCGCCAATTTTAGCAAATGGAGTAGAAAAACTTTGATAACCCTCAACGATTTCAACGCCTTGTTTTTCACTTTGTTTGAATATATTATACCATGCCATAAGTTAGTCGTAAATTGAATTTATAATAGCTCCTGAAACGACCATACGACCCTCTTCGATAACTATTCCCGTAGTGTCTATAATTGCAACAGGTGGTGTTACCGATTCATAAACCGAATAAGAATATTGACCTTTGATTAGTTCAACGTCCACGGGTTCATCTAATAAAAATTGATTATATCGCTCCGGATAAGCTGAAATATCCGAAGTGCTAAATAAAATAGGGTCACTTTCTGGATTCATTTCATTTTGAAACACAAATAAATAAAAAGGATTTGTTAAGGTACTAACCTCTGAAAGTGTTAATACTATATTGTTTACTTCGTCTTTATTTATATATATCACAACTATATTAAGTTAGTTCGTCTTTTTGTTTAAAAAAAAAGCACCCCGTTAAGGATGCTAATTTTCTTGGAGAAGAGTTTTTTAAAATTATGGTGCTACCGTTGTTACCGAAGTAACAGTTGCATCAGTAACCTCATAAGATAAATATTCCTCTTCAGATAATAACGTAACCGAATATTTAGAACCATCCGCACGGGCAGTTCCGGAACCTTCAGCCGCTCCCGTTAATTGCATAAAAGGGAAAAACCAATTCTTACCGTTTGCATCTTGAATGATTACGTTTAGATACTGTTGTCCAGCACCTAAAACTTTAATCGCTTGTGACTTAGACTGGTCACGTCGATGAAACATTAAAGTAATTGTTTTAGTGTAATAAGAAGAACCATTGATTAAATCAATAGCGGCTTCTTCAGTATATGAACCCGTGTTTCTACGAATTTCGAATTCAGTATATATGTTTGCGGGGTCGGTCAAAGTAATTGAATCAACTGTCCAAGTTAACGTACCGTCAAGTGTGAATGAGGCGATGTTATCTTGTTGATTAATCCAAACTTTGTATATGCCGCCGGAATTGTTGTCACATGACTTAACAATACCTTCTAATGCTTCACAACTCATTTGTATATTATTTTTTTAGTTTATAAAATAGGGGGTTTTTACACCCCCATTATTTTTGATTAGTCAAAACAAGCTGACCAAACCGATATTTGCGCTGGGTTTACATAAAAGAAACCTGCTTTTACATTCGCACGTGTGCGGATATAAGGTTCTGCAACTGTATCTGTTAAGTTAACAGCTTTCAACGCTTTAGAATCGCCTTCAGCATCAAACGCATAGATTAAGTCAGTTTGCAAAGAAGCTACGATTGTGTTGTCAGGCATACCCTCACAAACAACAACTTTAATTCCTAAGTAAGTCATTTGCAATGGAGCAGAAACATACGTTAACGTATTCCCTGAAGCCGCTGCAAGTTCATAAGCTGCAGCAACATTTGAAGAAACACGGATTCTTAAATCTGTTTTCTTAAATCTAACCGATGCTGGTAAGCTATTTACTACTGTGTTGAAAGTTGCAAGTACATTTGAAGAATTGATAGCGCCACCGTTTTGATAAGCCAAATTTCCTGTTTCTAAACAAAGTTTTTTCAAATAACCATCACAAAGAGCAAGTAAAGGATTTTCGCTTTCTGTGTCACCTTGCCATCTGATTAGTTCGATGTCCTCTTCAATTTGTTTTGCCATTTCACCCCAATAGTAGTTCATAAATGCGGGAACTGAAAAGTCACCGTTTGAACCTTGGGTCATTTGCAAAGCAACAAAAGATTGCTCCAAGTCAAATTGACAAATTTGAGCCATTGCCGAGAATGGACAAACTTCGATATCAATAGCGTCCAAAGTATCCGTTGGAGCTTCGAAGTTACAAGTTGAAGCTTTAAGGATTGAACCGAAAGCAACGTTAGCTAATTTTGTTTTTGATTTGATACCCGGCAAAGCTCGGTAAGTATCCGCAACATCAGCTGTTAAATAAGCTCTTGAATAGAACTCATTAGGATTTGGACATAACAATGCGTTATTTTCGATATCCAAATCAAATTTTAATTTTCTTTCCATTTTTGTTTTTATTTGATTTTAATTAATTACTTAGTTTAGTTAATGCGCTGAACTTTTCAGCAATACTCATTTTTACTTCAGACTTTAATTCGATTTCGTCTTCAGTTCTTTCGGCTAAAATATCCTCGATTTGGGATTTTAAATCAGCGATAATTTTTAATAGGTTGTTTACTTGTTCTTCGATTACAGGTGTAACGATTGCTAAAACCGCTTCTGCATCCGTTGCAACATCGACAGCCATTTCAACTTCTTCGGGTTCCGGTTGCTCGTCAATAGGTTCGGTTTCGGTTGTTACCTCTTCTTCAACTACCGTATCGCTTTCCATAGCCACTTCTTCTGTTGGTGCGTCTTTAATCTCGATAATTTCACCGCCTTTTACGACATAGATTTTACCTTCGATTAGGTGTTCACCGTCTGGTAATTTGTTCATATTATATTTATTTATTTGATTACTTAATTTTAAGCCTAAAAACCCCTCGATTGAAAATCCGATTTGTTCGTTTTTTACTAACTCGTTATAATATTCTTGGTTAGTGATTTGAGCCGTTAACATCAAAGTGCCTTTTGGGACTTCAATTCCAAAAGTGCTGAATGCTTTATCTTCTTTTGGGTTGTCTACAATCCAACTTTCTAAAATATATGCAGGGACTTGTTGCGATTGGTCGTGTTCTAAATTAAAGATGTCACGGTTCTTTAAATCTTGCATAAACTTTGAGTGTATTTGCTCGATTGTTTCAGCCGTAAACTGAACGTAGTATTCGCCGGTTTCATCGTCACGCCTATAAATTTCCATTGGAATCATTGCGGGTGCTGTAACTCGATATTTCAAGTCGTCTGCGAATAACAATTTAACCTCATGATTAAACGCCATTCCTTTAACTTTAATAGCCGGGTTCGAAGTGAACGCGATTTGCTCGATTCCTAAATCTTCGCCATCCGAATATTCGGGGTCAATAGTAATTTTATAGATTGGTAAATCCTTTGTCATCTCACTATATTAAATATTATTTATATTTGTTCAAAAATTATAAACATGATTGAATTTTTAGGTAGGCAAATTGCAAACAAAATGAATGAAATTAATATCGAAGAGTTCGAAAAGATTTCAGCTATTCATAACAATCCGGAATTAGATAACATCGAAAAACAAATCAAAGTTTTTGAAGTTGTTGGAATCGAAGAAGATGAATGGGAAGATTTCGAATACTTTGTTCAAAAGACAAAGGAATTCAATAGTGATAATTACGAAAACAAAGAACCGGTTTCGAGTTTAGAAATTGACGGTTTCACTTATAATGCTGAAATGCGTTTATCGGTAAAAGACACTAAGCTAATCGAAAAAATAATTGTTAAGGAAAACAAACACTCGGTTTCTGATATTATGGCTTTGTTATTTAAGCGAAGTGACCTTTCAAATACGGAACACTACGATAACGCGCACTTAAAACATAAATCAAAGCTGTTTAGATTACAAGCCGCTGAAATTGCAATCCCTTATTTAAACTTTGTAACACAAACAATTTCAAACCATGCTCAAAAACAAGCTGCCGAAAGCGTGGAATCAGATAACGATTGAATCTTTTATTGAACTTAGAACCCTATCCGATGAGGACGGGGTTTTTAATTATCAGATTGATGTACTTTGTACGTTGTTAGATTGCTATCCTGAAGATTTGGACGATATAACAATCGAAGAACTCGAAGATTTACTAATCGAAGTTAAGTTTATCAAAGGCGAACCGCATAAAAACTATAAAAACGAAATTGGTGTTTATCAATTAAAGCCATTTAATAAAATTACCCTTGGTGAATTCATAAGTTTGGAATCTTATTTCTCGGATAACTATATTGAAAAGCTGCTTAATATCGTTGCAATTCTTTATAGACGGGTTCGTGTTAATGAATGGGGCGATAACGTCTTAGAAAGCTACAATTATCATTCTAATGACCGTTTAAATTGGTTCTTAGATTTTCCGATTACCGATGTTTACGGATTACTACCTGAATACATTAAATTTCGCGAAGATATTATCGACCAATATAAAAACTTAATGTCCGAATCTTATGAAGATGACTTTGAACCATCTGAAAACATGGACTCCGAAGAACAAAAGGAACTTGAAGAAGAAAAGAAACAGAAAAAATGGGCATGGGAACAACTCATTTGGTCGTTATGTAATGAAGATTTAACTAAGTTTCACGCCGTTTGCGAATTACCGTTAATCTTAGTGTTTAACTTTTTAGGAATGAAAAAAGAATTAAGCGTTTAGTATTCCAAAGCACCCCAAAATTCACCGAATAACGGGTTAAAGTCATAGATTACATTTTGTTTTTTTCTAAGCATACCGGCAACCTGAACAAGTGGATATTTACTCGAAAGCCATCCGATATATTCAGCGTACATTTCGGAAATAATACCCTCCATTTCTAACTGTTTATTGAATGCACGAACTATATTGTAAGGTTCAATGCTTATTGTGCCATTATTTAAGAATCCAAAGTAATACGCCGCGAGAATTTCAATTCTTAAATTACCCTCAATTGTGAATTTAGCATTTATTCGGATTGACTCGTAAAGCGTTCCGGTGTCGATTAACGCATCTTCTTTGATTACTCGCTTCAAAACCTTTGCGGCTTTATTTCGTATCTTATATTTGAGTTTAAATTCCTTATCCGGCATGACTATATTAATTTTATTCTTCAGTTTGTTCAGGAACTTGGCAATCGGTGTAGTTATTTATTGAACACGTAACGGTCATTACCCACCCCGCGGCATAATCTAATAAATCATTGTTTAATGGTGTCATTGTAGGCACTCCGATAATGTCAAAACTATAATCATCCGAGTTTAAAAACCAATTATAAAGGTCGTTTAAAATCAAATGGCAATCACTTAAAATTACGTTAATGTTTGCGCGGTCTTTTTGTATAATATCAAAACAATAGATTTCTAAATTAATTTCGGTAGTAAATCCCATTTCAGACGGTGCGGCATCAATTGGACAAATATAAACCAAAGGGTATTTTTCGTCTTTAGTGGCAAAGTTTTCTAATTGCTCTCGAAAATCGGAACCTACTTTTTTTACTTGTAAATGATTACCATAAAAATTGATAATCTTATTTATTAAACTTTGATAACTTATCATAATGTTGCGTTTTTATTTATTTTGGCTACTTTGTTTTGAGTGTTTGTTAATTCGGTTTCACTTACAATAGCGTTAACCGTTATTTCATTGGTTTGAGTTTGACCATTTGCACCTACGTTATTCATGTCATTACCTTGACCAAATAAATTAACTGAAGGTGTAGCCGTTCCCGTTGTCGAAGAAGAGGATGCTGAAGGAATACCACCGCCCCCACCACCGCCACCTGTTGACGTAAATTGCGTTGCTGCTATCTTTGAAATATTTAAAGCTGAAGTCGTAACAGCCGCCGCAAGTGATGCGATACCGATTGGATTTGGAACAACTCCGATTGCTAATGGAGCCGCCGCAAGTGATGCTGTAACCGCTTTCCCTGCGTCAACGATTGCACCCGCTAATTGCATGGCTTTGTTAAACTTAAATTGTTTTTTAGCGATTTCTTCTTCTTCTTTACTACCTTTTTTAACCTTTGCCATTTTAGCTGCGAAAGCTATGTCACCAAGATTTTGAATCGATGTTATTGATTTTTGAGAAATATCCAAAGCGTTGTTTGCCGTTGCTAATTGTTCGGCTCGTATTTTTGCTTCAGTATCCGCGGCAAGTTTTACTTTTGCATCCGCTGCATCTTGGTCTATTTTGTTTAAATCATTTTGATATTTAGTTGTTAAGGCTTTTATTAATTCTTGGTTTTCTCCAGCCGCTAAAATTTCAGCATCAAACTTTTGAGCAAGTTGGGTTTTTGCAAATTCGGTTTGCGATTGTGTTAATTCCTGAAGTTTTAAATATTGTTTATCTTGTTCTTCATATTGCTTAATTAAACCGGCATTATATTCATCGAGTAACGCTTTTTGTTTAGCCTTTTCAGCGTCTATAACGGTTTGTTCTTGTTTTTGTAGGTCAACGGCTAACTGTTGGTTATAAAGTTCCGTTAATCGTGTTTTTTCAGCTGCGGTTAATGCTTCGTTTTTTTCTAACTCTTGCATTTGTCGAATATACTTTTCATTAATCGTAGCGATTTCGCGGTCGTTATCGTTTTTAATTAATGCGATTTCCAAATCCGCAATAGTTCTTTGAGCGTTTAACCTATCTTCAGCAAATTTCTTAGCCGCCGCCGCTGCATTTTTAGCCGCGTCTTCATTTGCCTTAGCTATTTTAGCATTATTTTGTTTTTGGTTATCTAAGTCTTTTTTTGCATCCGCTTCTTTGTCAACCCTATCTTGAGCCACAAGCGCGTTACGTTCCCGGCGTTGGTCTTTTATTACGGCGTTTTGTTCTTTTATAGCTGTTTTTAATTTTTTAACCTCTTCTTTATTAGCTTTGTCCCCAAGTGCCAACTGTGCATCTAATGCTTTTTGATTAGACGATAATCGTTTTTTTGCTTCGCTGCCAATTACCTTACTTTTGTTTAATTCCAAATCCAAAGTATCCTGACCGTAAATTTTAGCCATTCGTATTTCGTAATCAAAATTGCCCACGATTGTTTCTTGACGTTCCTTAGAACTTTCCATTATCTTTTCGTTGGCTTCGAGCATCTTAGCTGCGTTTTCTTCAGCTGCATAACTTGTTAATCCGAGCCAATCGGTAAGGTCTTTAAATCCTTGGATAAGGTCGTTAATCGGTTTCATTAAAGCGTCAATCACTTTTTTAAGAATACCCATTTTATGCATTACCAAAAGAATCGCCGCAACAATTGCAACAATAACAGCAACTAATAAAAAGATTGGGTTTGCCAAAAGCGATAAACCAAAGGTTATAAATTGCTTTGTTAAAACACCAACCGCCGAACCAAGTGAACCAATAACTTTTCCAAAGCCTTTAAATTGTTCTGCAAAATCCGCGGGGTTTATTCCTTTCAAAGTCGTAGTTAATAACTTTGCTTTGTCCCCGGCTTCAGCAAAATCCAAACTCATTAATGAACTTTTAATCGAGCCTAATCCATTACTAACTTGTTCAAATTTAGAACCCGAAGCGAAGATTGCCACTTGTTCATTTGCATCCGCTAAACGGTCTTTTAATTCACCCGCTCTTTGTGCAAGTTTTGCCACTTGTGCTGAATCGGTCGCTGAATCAATTTGTGATTTTAAATCACGTAATTCTTTTTTGATTGCACCAACACCGGTTATCTTTAAAGGAACTTCTATTTCGTTCATATCTTATGGGTAAACTCTTATTTCTATATATGTTTCATCTAACAAAGAATCTGTTTCTGTAATTGTAAGCGTTGCCGTTGTAATAACATTAACCTCATTGTTATTTCTTCTTATTGCTTGTGCTGAACCTTTATAAACCCCAGAAATATTTACCGATGTTTTATTGGCTGTAAATGCACCTGTTAAAGTCCCATAATAAACCCCCACTAATGAGCGAGTCCAAACAATATTTCCTATCGTATTTTCTAAAACGGCAACCGTAGGATTTGCTGTGCCTGTTTGGCTAATTAAAGCTATATACTTTTTATAAGTTGGTAGTATCGTGTTTACGGATTCACCATTTATTGTTTCGGTAACCGTTAAATTTGTAGTAGTTAAACCGCTTTGAGTTACGCTTTGATTATCACCGATAACGATTCCTTTTAAACCGCTTGGAATTACGTTACCTATTCCATACGTTTTAAAGTTACCTTCGCTTAAATTAACATTGGATTGCGTTGTTATTTCAGTATTCAATCGGGATTTACCTTTTGAATCTAAAATTTCACCAATTGCAATCGGTATTTTAATAGGAAAATTAGCAAGTTCGATTTCAGTGTCTACGCTTATTAATTCAACCTTTGTTAACGTGTCATTGTTTGCGTTGTAATCAATTACTTTATTAATATTCCACCATGAATTATCAATACGTATTTTATCGTTAAGTTTTAATGTTTGAATATCCGCTTCGTTAAGGTGAAAAGAAGCTATTAACATCTTGCCTACGTTGATTTGATTAACCGTTCTACGCCAATATAGGTTATAAAGATTATTATTCGTTAAAACGCTTGTTTGGTAAAAGTAGTAATCACAAACACCGAAGTTTATATCAAAAGTTGGAGTTAAAGCATTGTTAAAATGTCCCGTTTGAGGATAAGAAGTTAAACCCGTTGTTCCCGTTGTTCCTTGTTCGTATATATTGAACGCTTGACACGTTTCTAATCCAGCATCGTAAAGTATTCTTATGTTCGTGTTTGGCGCTATTCCGTTTATCATTGGTAAATAAGCGTCAAAACTTGTTTTATTTACGGGTGTTGGTGAAAATAAAAGTTCTTTTGTGTCCGTGTCTTTGACATATTCGTTATCAAAAGTATATTCTAATTGCCCGTAGGTTTCAGCGGTTGCTTGTGTGTAAACTTCATTAGCCGAATCAGTATCTGGCTTGTAAGTTAGTTTTAATTTCTTTTTACTTAAATCCGGTAAAAATATTAATTCTTGATCTTGGTTCTTTGCTAATTTAGTTGACCAATCTTTTTCCGTTCCTGAATCATACCACTCATCGCGTTGAACTAAAATTAATTCATTCGGTTGGTTCGTGTTTGGATATGCATAAAGATTATACATTTGAAATATTGCCTTAACAAAATCCGATTGCTTAATCTTTTGAGGTATAAAATCATTAACAACTTGCGTGCCACCTATAAATTGAATATTATTTGAGGGAACTATGTCTACTATTAAGCTACTAAAATCAATCTGTGGGTTAACTTGTACATTTGAACCGCCTGAAGTTGCATTTGTACTACGCCAAACAGCGTCAACCGTATAATTGTATAATGAATTAACATAAATACCCGCTTTTATTTCAACAATATCAGTTGCTGTTATGTTTATTGGAATTGGAATTGTAGTTGTTCCCGAAGCGCTTAAAACTGATAATGAAGTTGACGGTGCTATACTAACGGTTGAAATACCGTCACCTACGTGTGCAACATCAATTGCCTGAATAAAGCCGACACCCGAACCATTAACCAATAACTCAAATTGTAAATTATATTCAATTTCAGCGTTTTGATATAATAACGTGGTAGGGTCTTGAACTTTTAAATATGCCGTAAATGGCGGTGACGTACTCGCGTTATCTAAAATAATTTCATAAACATACGTAAAACTAAAAGTATATGTTTGACCTTGAGCTACATCGGAGTTAAATGGGGCGCTATATTCACCAGTTGAAGGATTGAATAAATTTTGAACATCGAGTGTTTCAGTCCACGTTGTTATTTGCTGTGTAAATGGTTCGTTAAACCCCGGGTTTGGCTGTGCGTACGAACTTAAAAAAGTTGTTTCAGCATTTACCCTATAATCCGTGTAATCAAAATTGTTTACATCGCCATTATAAGGAATTAAAAGCTTATCAAAATGTGAATCAGAAAAGTTTGTCCAATCATAAGTAAATCCAGAGTTTGCGAATATACGGTCAAAGTAACTTTTTGCATAAATAGCCGGTTTAAAATGGTTAACAGTATAATTTACCGTGTCATTATACGGCATTAAATATTTGTAATGGTCGCTTTGAGTGTGGCTCCATGAATCCGTTATCGCTGTAATATCAAAATTATGGTTACAATCACTGAAATCCAAATCAGTTAATTCAAAGTTTGTAATTGCCGTGTAAAATTCCGCTTGAGAATCACGTACCAAAACCTCGTATTCTAATCCTTGTTCGTATGCATCGGTTAATTGAACTTTTTTAACATTTACTAATTGAAGTAAAGCGTTTGTTACAATTGGAATTCCGTTTTGAAGAACCGAACATCGAGTTAATTTATTTATATCAAAATTACCCGAACTAATATTTATATCGTAATAGTTGTTTAAAAGCGTGTTGTTGTTCTTTGTGCCGCTTAGTGTTATACTCTTTGAGAAAGTGCCTTTACGTTGCGTTAAATCGCGTATGTCGCCCACTTGAAAGTTAAGCGGAAAGTTTGTCCCCTCTTTAACATCTAAATATCCGGTTTCTAATTGTATCCTAACCATTTATATTATCTTGGTTTGCCAAACGAACGGTGATTGAATGTTTGATAAGGTTTTTATTTCTTTGTTGGAATATTTCGTAATTCGTGTTTGTAACTATTACGGGTTGGTATTCGGTTGACTCGGGTATTCTCAAGGGACAACCGCTTTCATCTTCAGGATATAACCAATTCTCGGTATTTGTATACGATGCGAGTTTCAAATAAACTTGCGGTGATGTTATAAGTTCTTCGAAATATCGATTCATTTCCTCGGACATCCAATTCGTATTTAAATCAATTGTTTTCTTTACGTTTATATTGAAAGTCTTAAATCCATCTTCAATAGTTCCGTAGCTCCATTGGTCAACCGTTGGAACCGTGTTTATAAATCCGGTCACGTCTTTGTTATACTCATCGCGTGTTACTTCGCCGCGTTCGTAGTTTTTAAGCTGAAAAGCAAAAGAATTAAACGAACCTAATCTATCTAAAAACAAACAATGGTATTCAGAAATTTGAACCCTCGTATCTAAATTAATTGTATAAATCAAAGATTTTTGAGCGGGTGTTCCGCTGTTTGCGTTTGAGTAATAAACTTCATAGAATGTTGTATCGGTTTTTATCATTGGTAGGGTTGCCGCTCCTATTGGAATTAACACCCCGTAATTGTTTGGCCCGACCGCTATTTGATAAGCTAATTCAGTCCCTGAAATTGATTTGTAAAAATATTCACCGTCCGAGTTTTTAAATATTAGATAGTCAGGTGTTCCGCTTGGATTTAACGCATTCAAATACATATCTTGACCTAATGTACTATAAAAGGTTGTCGGTTGGTTTGTAAGCAATCTTTTTGTGTTTGCCGTTAAACTGAAATCCAAGTAATCAAAAGTCGGAAAATCCAACCATCTGAAAACACCATTGAAAACCGCCTTTGTATATTCAGCGCTAAACGAATAAGTTTTTCTATTATCAGCGTATGTAATTACACCGTCAATCGCCGCATTTGTTACAAGTGACCAAAGCGAATTTATAACGACATACGAACCAGTTGCACTTAAAACCGTAAATAATCCCTCCATGTAAGGGTTTGCCGTTCCGCTATCCGCTTGTTTTATGTTTATTCGGTCACCGGCTACAAAAGTATTTGTAACATTAATACGAACATTTCCGGAACTATCCACTAAACTTGACGTGTAACTAACTCGGGTAGTGTACTCTTCGCCTAATTCGATTTTATAAGTGTAAAATGAATTTGTAGCGGCGTAGTAACTTGTTGAGGTAGTGTCCAAATCAAACGATACATAATTACTTAATAGCTTAGATAAATCTTGTTCACCGTAGCCAGTGCCATAATTTGGCAAAAGTCTATATTCGGCAATTACATTACTTAATGAATCTTTTATTTTAAAGACATATCGAAAACCATCGTAATTTTTTACGTTTGAATCTACAATCCATTTAACAGGATTATATACCGGTGTTATATCTTGCGGTCGCGCTATTAAAGTTATTGCCATTATTCAATTGGTGGAAAAGGTGGGTTTGGTTTTGGTTCGAAAGGACTCAAAGGTATATCTAATAAATAACTATATTCCGTGTTTGCAATATCCATTGAATCTTGCTCGCTTAAAAATAAAAAATACACGTCATTGATATCCTGAACAAAGTTAAAAAAAGTGTCTGCATCAAAGAATACTCCTTGTAGACTTTCTGCTGTTTCTGTTGTTACTATTCTACCTTGTATCATACTTGACGTCCTAAAGTTGTTTGATATGCCTGTACTGCTGTATAAATATTCTGCATTTCTGTATTGTCAAAACCTTCCGAAATATAAAAAAATGCAATTTGTCTATTATCAAAAAAAGTTCCTGCCCCTCCATTGTTACTTGCTCCAATCCATAAATTTCCATTTGAATCACCAGTTGATGCCTGTGTTCCTGTAAACTGAGTCGTGTTTCTGTTCATTCTTATTGCAGAAAGTGCCGTTCTTGAACCTTGAAATAAACCTGTTGAATCTGTTATTGTTCCGCTAAATCCTGCACCCCCATCATTAATGTAACAATAAAATTTATTATCTGTCCACCTTGGAAATAACTCGAAAATATTAGAAACTCTTTGACCATGCGCTCCTGTAAATGCTGTATTATTTCTGTTATATACACCCATACCAGCGCTATTTCTTGGTAAAGATTGTGTCAAAGGATTAAATTTTGTATCCGCATAAGCGACTAAAGGTGTCATTCCAGTTGCTGAATGAGTCCACCCTACTGTAAAAGTCAACCTAAATGCAGCGTCTAAATCCCTTGGGTCTTTCAAGTTATATTTATGACTTGAAGCCGAACCTCCTACTATTGGATAAATCGCTTTGAACTTTGTCCAAATTGAATAACCTTTCAAGTCAGTT